CTCGACCGAAAGAGGTAACACTATCCGAATAGTCATCCTCAATCACTGCATTTGTTAGCGTGAATATTATATGATGATCGCCGTTAGCTGTGGACGTAAACTTGATCGATACGGTTCCGGATTTGCCGTCGAGTTGAGATACATATATATCGTTATCGTCCATATCGGCAGTTATGGCCATGGTAACTTCACGAACATCACTGATAACAGGCTGTGACGTTAACTTGCTTCCTAAGATGTTCTTTCTCTCTAGCTTGTTGTCCAGTGTTAACTCAAGAGAGCGTAATTCGAATGTAGATGGCGCCAATGTGCCCGCCAATGATATCGCTTCGGCTTCGAAGTGGAGAACAGAGTCGCCCGCTGAGAATGAACTTGTGATATTGGTGGTTCGAGTTCCTGAATCTTTTCCGATTGTGTCGAATGACGCTGTCATTTCTTCGCCGGCTGCAACACTGATCGCCATCGATGAGATCATGACGCCCGTGAATTGCTCCATTGAATCATTCAAGTTTGATCCTCTTTGGAACTGCACAGTATACGAAGGAAGAGCAAAGGCAGGGCTGTACGTATGGACATAGAACGCGCCAACTGATCCAGTCGAAGAAGTACCAAGGGCGCCCTCTATAAGCATTCCTGAGGCGTCATATTGAATAGGGATATCAACAGTCCCGCCCGAGTTTCTGAATGCATCGAATGTACTTGCTAGCATTCCAGTAGCTGGCACAGATAAATTCGTTTTGCGCGGGCGCTCTTGTGATGTTTGCAACGTTGAGCTATTCAGCCGGAGGTCAACTTGCTGTGAACTCGTTGTATTAGCTGTTCCGTACGTTGATTCTTTTGCGCATCTTAAGAATGCATTAAATCCGAATAATGTGGCCATGATAATTCTCCTACTCTGGTAATAAGTTTTTGACTCTGAGAATAGCACGCGATTGAATCACCTGTTTCTCAGTGGTAAATATTTCTATCGCGACAGCATAGTCCGATCCATTGTCGCCGGCTTTGTATCGTGCTCGGACGAAGTTGTTTCCGAGTCGTGTATCAGCTACATCGTATCGAGTATTCGAGTTTGTTCCGCCGCTGTCGTAGCTGAACACTTGCACATAATCGATTGCTTCAAGGCCGTCACGATCATTGTAATTCTCTAGACGCCGGCCTAAAAGTCCACTTGTCAAAAAGAACACGTCAATAGTATCGATCGTGCTCTTGTTAAACGACGTTATAGGGGCGTCTGTGGCACTTTGTCCGCCTCTTGATGCTACCACCCTAGAATAAGGTCTCTCAAGAAGAATATACCCATCCTTGGCGCTTGCAATCGTTACTGACGATGTATGATCGGTCGTCTCAGTTGCATCGCCATAATATACCCACAGAGCATTCATTGAATTATCATGATTGCTCGGATAATCATCGACCTGTAAAGTTAATGTTCTCGTCGAGTAGTTAGCGCCCGCTTTATGTGCGAATGTTACCATTTCACCAACTGGATCAGTCACGACGATATCTTTCATATCTGATTTTATTTCGTCCCAAAAAGTGTCCCAATCGGGCGGAATGAGGATCTCGATATCGATCGTTGCACTTGATCCGGATCCGCCGAACACATCGACGCCGATCATTTGTCTCTTCTTGTAATCTTTATCGTACCAAGTCATTTTCAAATTCCCGTTGTGCTTTGGAATGGTGTCGTGATTTCAATATAGCCGATTCCTACTCCATCGATACCATATTTATTTCCATCCAGTGCCGTAAATTGGCACAATACATCATCAATCACGCCACCGCCGAGACTCAGGAAGCGATTCGCCGTGATGTTTTCTATCACATCGCTACATAGATTCAAGGCTGCTCTCATGCGCTCTGGAAGATCTGCGCCAGCTACAAACAAATATACCTCGTATCGAGGTGTCATTGTGTAGCGTCCCAATGTTGGTCCGTGTACAGTCGTAAAATCAAGGAAGTTTGCGCAGGCATATGGAAGATAGGGAGGCTCCACAATCGTCCCAAGAATACACTTGTTTTGCATGTCAAGAGCACTTGATTTCGATGTAAAATCAGCGGCGACTTTCCCTTTTATGGCGTCGAGGACACGATATACTCTTGAATCAGCCATCTTTCTTCCCCATCAATGCAGCCGTGACGGCCTTTTGTAGCGCTGGCAATAGCTCTTTCTTCTCTGCTACCACAGAACGACCAAGAAACTCTCTAGGACGTATATATCGCGTCCCAAACTCTATATATTTAGCGTAGAAGACATCAGCGCCCCTTGCTTGCCCGCCAGCCTGCAAAATAGCCGCCGGCCGTCCATCAATTACGCCGTAATTACCTGCAATTGATTGGCGCAAGCGGCCTGTTCTGTTTTGAAAGCGAGAGAATTTGAGTTGTTTTGATCTTCCTTCCATGCGAAGGGACGCTAATTTAAGCTGTTTCTCGATGCGTTCGAGTAGCTCGGAGCGTGATTTTTTCAAATTCTCTTGAAATTCTTGTAGTGTAATCTGTTTCATGATCCCTCCGTTATAGGATCATTGCGCTAGATCGGAGCGGATAAAGGATCTCTTTGACTTCAAACGGCAAAGACTTCGGCGAATACTTGACGGCGGCGCCTCTTTGTCCTGTGGATTCCTTACCTTGTGCCATTTTATTTCGATGTAGCTGGCTGGCAAAAACGCAAATTGCATGCTCAAGATCGAGCGGATGACTATCACCGAATCCAGATACGCAAACGACTTTTATTGCACGGAATGCAGTTGCGAATCCTTCGGTAGCTACATTCGTTTTTAATATCACGCGTGCATTTTGCAAATCAAGATCGAACTCGTCCGCATGAATCTTTGTATCGGATCCATATTCTCGATCTGCGTCACTGTGTATGGTTGTAACTGATACCAATGGCTTAAATGGCAGTTGCAATACAGTCTCATTGTCATACATCGGCCCGTCTAGATACAATGTATATGTTTGCTGTGTCAATACAGGAGTTGAGCCTGAATCATACACAGGAAAGCCGAGCCAGCGCGCAACGTCTGACTCGACTCTGTTAAGCAAATTGCCGAGTTCAGTATCTGCCGTTGTTCCGGTTATCTCAGGAAGATAATTCTTTAACGTAGCGACAGATACCAAACTCATGAGCAATCCTAATTAATATGCACGTGCTGCGCTGAAAACAAGGATCAGATCGCAATCAACAGCAAGTCCGGAAGCAGCATAATCGTACTCAACTTTTAAACAAGTTGAACTCGTTACACTAGCGTCTCCTGTGATAGCTAGAGACTCAGGCGTCAAGGCTGCCAATGAGCTAGCATTGAACAAGCGAACGGCAAGAGTTGTCGATCCATTCTTTACTGCAATTTGTGAGTAATTAACGCCGTGATGAGTGATTCCACCTCTGGAAGAAATGATAACTTTTTCAAGTTTTGCGTTTCTATCGCAGGGTACACTTGCAAGAATTGTTGTTACGCCTAATGTGGCACTTTTTACGGCTGGGATGTGTATTCTATATTCCATGATAATCTCCTGTTATACAGTTACGTCAATACCATAAGCTACATTTACGGTAGCGTCCGGATCGAGAGTGTTAAATGTGATTCTCTCTGTACAAACCAAGTTTATGGCCCCTGCAGTGATATTTTTGTCCTGCTCAACGGTTACGCCGCGCCGACTAAAAATATTGTAGCTGTCACGAGCAACCATAAGCATTCCAGAAGTGGCGCCCGCTCCGGTGTATTTTCCGTTTGCATTGAGATCGGCACCCATAAATCTGGATAAAACGATAGGCATTCCGAATATATTCCCGATTTGACCGGTCAAGATAGTTGCGGCAGGGCCGAACTTGTCGACGGTTAAGGTTTCTGTTAATCCTAGCAATTGAGAAACAACAACCTCGGGCGAGGTTATCATAACGCGCTGAGATGAATTCAACTCGCCAAGATTCGACATTAACAACAACAATTTCGATGCGTCGGCGGTGCCAATAACATCCGGAGTCATTCTGTCGAATGCTTGTTTTCTTAGTCCGTTCCACGCTCTACGATGATCGGCCGTTCCACCGAGCCCGCTAGCGCCCCATCTTCCACGCAGATTCCAGTTAGAAATATCATCCATATGGGTAGCGGATGAATCACCATTGATTAATGCGTCCTCAACTGCGGAAGCAAGATCGCTAACAATTTGACGTTGCAGTGTAGGAATCAAAGCAATTGCACTGTCCTCAGCTAGAGCATCATCGATAACAAATCGACAAGCTAGTCCACTAGTAGAGATAGTTTTTTGCGAGGTTGCAGCGGTGCTGGCTGTGTAGTTGGCTGGATTGTCGCTGGTCACCATTCCCTTTATGTAGGGACGGCCGCCGCGGTCTAGTCTAGGAACCAAGAGAGTCTGGCGATCCATAGGAACTTCAGAGAACAATGAACGAACAACACGAGGAGTCTTATACTCTTCATACAGATCTGCACGGAACTGATCAGGAACCCAATCACCACCAACTCCGGCGCCGTCATACATAGCTTTTTCTACGCTAGCTTTGATGGCACGAGGAGCGCGATTCAAATGCTTTTGCAAACGAGCGTCCATTTTTGGCGTGAATGCCTCCCGCATAATCAATCGGGC